TTTTCCTTGTATTAAAAAGAAATCAGATTGGGCGCAAAAATGGATTCATGACAATCGCAGCAGTTTTGCGACAAGATTAATCGCATTTGCATGTATTGAGGGTATATTTTTTAGTGGTGCATTTTGCAGCATTTATTGGTTGAAAAAACGCGGTCTAATGCCAGGTCTCACATTCAGTAACGAATTAATTTCACGAGATGAAGCACTTCATTGCGAATTTGCGGTTCTTTTATATAGTAAATTACAGAAAAAGGTTGATAAAAATCGTGTTTATGAAATTATCAAAGAAGCAGTTGAAATTGAATCTGAATTTATTTGTCAAGCGTTACCATGTAGATTAATTGGAATGAATTCTGAATTAATGACTCAATATATTCAATTTGTTGCCGATAGATTATGTGTTCAACTTGGGTACAAAAAAATTTATAATGTTACAAATTGTTTCGACTGGATGGAACTAATAAGTCTCGAGGGTAAAACTAATATGTTCGAGAGAAAAATTGGCGAGTATGCGTTAGCAAATAAACAGACTAATAATGCATTCGAACTTAGTGAAAATTTCTAATATTTTGTTATCATAAATTAATAATCTTATAATGTCTTATAAATAAAAATGACTTAAAGATACTTAATATTATTATATTATAAAAAATGCCAAAAACTCAAACTGATTATTCACATACAATTATATATAAAATTTGTTGTAATGATATTAGTATAAATGATATTTATGTTTGTCATACAACAAATTTTATAAAAAGAAAATATCAACATAAGACTTGTTGTAGTAATGAAAATACAAGAGTATATCAAAAAATTAGAGAAACTGGTGGGTGGAATAATTGGTCTATGATTCAAATTGAAGAATATAATTGTACAAATAAACGTGAAGCTGAAATGAGAGAAAGATATTGGATTGAAAAATTAAATGCAACCTTAAATTGTAATAATCCTATTACAACAAAAGAAGAAAAAGATAAACAAAAACAAGATTGGTATCAAGAAAATAAAACAGAAATTTTAGAAAATGCAAAAGAAAATTATGAAGAAAATAAAGACCAAAAAATACAATATCAAAAACATTACACTGAAGAAAATAAAGAAAAAATAAAGAATTATCAAGATGAATACAGAGAGAAAAATAAAGAAAAACTATATGAACATAAAAAAGAATATAGAGCACTTCATAAGGAAGAAGCGAAAAATAATCAGAAAGAATGGAGAGAATTAAATAAAGATAAAATAAGAGAACAAAAATCGCAAATTATAAATTGTGAATGTGGTATTCAATATACATTTGGAAATAAACACCGTCATCTTCAAAGCAAAAATCATATTAATTATCAAAATCTTTTATGTGGAATTATAGAAGAAAAGGATTCTGAAATTTCAGAAGAAGAAAAAGATAAAATTAAAAAACAAAAACAAAAAGAATATAGAGAGAAAAACGCAGAACAAATTAAAATAAATAAAAAAAAATATAATGATTCACACAAGGAAAATAATAGTGAACAACGAAAAAAATATTACGAAGAACATAAAAATGAAATTATGGAACAGAGTAAAAAATATGTTGAAGAAAATAAAGAAAAAATTCAAAAAGATAAACAAGAATGGTATATAAAAAATAAAGAAAAGATTTTGGAAAAACAAAAACAAATATTTATTTGTGAATGTGGATCAAAAGTTAGAAGTTCTAGTAAAGTAGAACACTATAATAGCGTAAAGCATAATAAATATATTGAATTAAATAACATTATATCATAATATATTGCATTTCATTTCTTCTTATTTTTAATTATTTTCTTTGTCACAGTTTTATCTTGAAAGAATTTAACCGTATTATAATCTATTTTCTCTCTTTTATTCTTATTCGTAGTAGATATTTTTCCAAGCATTTGTGTAAATTTTATTTGTCCTTTTTTATTACATTTTGAGGTTGCTTTAATTGTATTCATAGCTACATATGGCATTAATTCAAAATTAAATTGTGTATCAATTAAATCTACATCTGACAATGAATCTGCTGAATAAGAAATATTTTCTAATCGTTTCACTTCATCTCTCGCAAATAATGTATTATTTATATAATTTTCATGAATCATTAAATTATGTATATCATGAGACATCCAATAATATTTTAATTTATCATCAATTGATAAATCCATTGATAATAATTTTCCTGTAGTATCAAATATATTAGAACTTTGAATATTTTTGCTTGTGTCACCTTTTTTTACACCTAATTGTAGGTTATTCAGTATAAATCGTATATCACCATTGGATTGTTCATATAATTTATCTACATACGATTTACTAATTTTTATATTTTCTGTAGTAACAACTTTATAAATTAATCTATAAACATCATCATAACTAGGTTTGACAAGTTTTATATCAAAACAATAATTTAATATAGGTTTAATAGACTGACTATATCTATCGTCACAAATACAAATAATAGGAATTTGTGTTTCTTTAATACATTCAGTTAATGTTGAAATAAAACCATAATCACCTGATAAACTATCAATATCACTTACAACTAAACAATTTTCTTGTCCATCAAATGTTTTCTTTGTTCTAAGTAATGGTTTTATATTTTTAGTTATACTTTCTTTATCTCTTTCATCATCAATTGACAAATTTATAATATTATAATCATGCTTTTTAAGAATTAACTCAACTAGAAGTGACTTACCGACACCACTTACACCAGATATAAGAGCACATTTTGTATTTTTATTTTCAGGGTTCCATTCTAATAACCATTTAATAAAAGGTTGAATAACTGACTTATTACCAATAAAATGACTTATTATATTAGGTCTGTACTTTGTAGTAAACATATTAATATTTTATATTATTATATTTATTTTAATTATTGTAATCATTTTTATATTTTATTATATTTGTTATTCTCTAATTCAGGTAAATGATTCATAATTGTATAAGATTGTATACCAACTAATAAATGAAACATACAATGATATTTTAACCAATTATTATTATTATATATAAAAAGTTTGTTGGCTGTGTAATAACAATATATCATTCCGGCAAGATTAGTGTATCCAAATACCATAACTATACCTTGTAAATTCATGATACCAACATATAATAAAACAAAAAAACATATTTTTGAGAGTATCAAATCTAATTGTCTTCTTTTTCCATGTGTAGCTTTTCGCCAATAATTCATTGAACAAAAAACAACAGAAAATATTAAATATGAGTATATGTAATAATGTATAATATAACTTATATACGCTGATGGAAAAATAAATGTGCTTGATATTACTAGATATTTTGATTGTTCCCATTTTACAATTTTATTTTCCATAATTTATTATTATTTAATTTATTTTAGATATTTTTAAATTTAAATAGATATATATTTAAATAAATATAATATGATAACTTGTAATTTAATGGGAGGACTAGGAAATCAATTATTTCAAATATTTGCTACTATTTCTTACGCTATTAAAAGTGGAAATCAATTTAAATTTATAGCTCTTCAAAAGTTAGGTGGTGGTTCTACAACAGTGAGATATACGTTTTGGGATACTTTTTTTTCAAATCTAAAACCATTTTTAATAAATGAAGTAACAGAATATTTGCATTTAATAAAGGAAAAAGAGTTTTCTTATAATGAATTACCTATTTATGAAATGATCAATAGAAATGTTATGATTTATGGTTATTTTCAAAGTTACAAATATTTTAAAGAAAATTATAATATAATTTGCAGAATTATTGGTCTTGAAAAAATGAAACAACAATTAATAAATAATTATCAACTATACGAGACTGAATTAGACAAAAATATAAGTATACATTTTAGATTAGGTGATTACAAAAAGGTGCAAGAATTTCACCCGTTGGCAACATATACATTCTATGAAAACGCATTAGAATATATTAAAAATGCACATCCTAACGAATTATTTACAATATTGTTTTTTTGCGAAGAAGAAGATATTGAAGATGTACTGATAACAATTGATAAACTTGTGGAAAAATTTACTAACTTTAGATTTATTCGTGGAGAGAAAAGTTTGGCAGATTGGGAACAAATGTTACTTATGAGTTTGTGTCATCATAATATTATAGCAAACAGTTCTTTTAGCTGGTGGTCTGCTTATTTTAATTCAAACAATGATAAAATTGTATGTTACCCATCTGTTTGGTTTGGAGAATGTGCAAATAATAATGTAAAGGATTTATGTCCACGCGAATGGATCAAAATAGATGTATAATACTCAATAATGATACATATAAAGATATCTTCTTAAAAAATATATATGAAATGCGAAAAGTTATAAAAAATATATGGAAAAGAAAAATATATGAAAATATAAAAAATTGAAATACTTTTTTATATTTATTTCATTGTATAACAATTTCAAAGTGAATAAGTAAAAACTTGATTACGAAATGATGAAAGAAATTCAGGGAAACGATTTACAACCAGGCAAAGTGTATTACATTGAATCTATTAATGTCGTTCCTTTCAGCAATAAACGAAGCAGACAAAAAGGTGTTTTTAAGAAGTTTGTGCCAGGGAATGATGATTATGGTGAATATTTAGATCAGGTTCATTTTGAAAGCGTAGAAAATATCAATAAAGATGATAATAGTGATATTGGTACTGGAACTCATATTTATCCGCATATGTATGAGAGGAATCATCCGGATAGGGATCTTCGTGTCTATATATCTGGTAGGATGTTTTACCATACTGATTATTATAGGTTCTATGCATGCGAAAGGGATGAAATTATTGAAAGAAAAGAGATGGAGACTACGAACATTCTGTTACAGCAAATCATAGGCGGTCTAGACTTCAACTTCTAATAAGGTAAGTAACAATTAATTCATAAAAAATAAAACTATAAAATTATAAAAAATAAAAAATGCATTACTTAGTCTTGAGTAATGTATTTTTTATCGTATAAAATTTACAAAATGATTAATAATATAATTGTATTAAATCTTTAACCCTGTTATGATTTCCTTTAGAATTAAATGCTGAGGTACTATGGATTCTATGTTTCACTAATACTTCCTTGCAATTATAAAATTTTTTATTTTGTTTTCTTAATCTTAACCATAAATCATAATCTTCAATATTCCAATTACCATTCCAATAGCATAAATCCTTCCTGATTACAGAACTAGAATTTATAATAGGATTAACTAAACTAAAATTTATATTACTTATATCTCCTAATGGTATAGGTGGTATAACATTGTTTCGTTCTCCAAACCAAATACAATTAGAACCAATAACATCATAAGATTGTAACATTTGAGATTGAACTGACAATTTTTCATCATGCCAAATATCATCAACATCAAGTAAAGCAACATAATCATAATTGCAATATTTTATCATTTCATTTAAAGTATTTGATTTACCTTGTATATTATAAAAATCAAAAACTTTTACTTTATTACTTTTATTTTCATACTCTTTAGCTATTTTATAGACATAAGAATCTTGTGTATGCCCATTAACTCCTATAATTAATTCCCAATTCTCATAAGTTTGTCTTAAAACGGAAGAAACAGATTCTTCAATAAATTCAATACCATTATATATAGGAATTAATATACTAATCATAATATACCTTTAGAAAAGGTATAACCAAAAATAACTAATAATACCTTTAGAAAAGGTATAAACTAACTCAATATTCGTTGAAACATAAACCAATTGTCTAATCTCTCTTCATTTTCTTTAAATAAGTAAAAATTATCAATATTAGAGAGAATACAGTCAATTAATATTATTTGATCATCCTTAACTAAATATTCATTTTCAAAATATAATACCAATTTTTTATTATATTCATCTAACCACCACTTGATTTTATCCTTATGTAATATAAAAAACCCTCCAGCTACTGAATTTTGATACGCTGGTATTTCTTCTATAGGTAATCCCTTTTCATTTTTGTTATTAACAACACTATATAAATAATTCATATAGTTTGCATTATTATTAATACAAGCGTAACATATTTTATTGTTTCTTTTTATAAGTTGTAAAATATTTTTATTGGTTCCCCAATTAGAAAGTTGACTTATTGGTGTATCATTTATTCTATTTCTAAAATATCCAATGTCACACCAACCATAAAATTCTGTATCAAAATATTTTCTCTCAATTGTTTCATTTACAAACCATATTTTTTCAGACCATAACATATTCAACTCCCATGTTGATTTATCATTTAATAGATAGTTTTTTGTATGGTTATCAATCCAGAAATCTTTATATTTATAATTATAGAATTGTTCAATAGGTTTAATTATTACACAAATTTTAGGATTATTTTTTGTATCTATATATTTACAACTATTTTCATCTGTATAAATAACAAGATTAAAATTATTAACAATAGAAATAAAATTATTCATCCAATTAACGTAAACACATGCTTCAAATTTAGATTTAATAATATAAAAACAACTAGAAAATGTAATAGACATTATTAAATAATAATATATTATATTATATAATTTTATATTATTTATATTATTTATAAAAATAATCTTATAATTGACGAATATAAAATGCATACCTACCTATAATTTTCACACCATTGTGTTTCAACACTATTCAAACCAAAGTTTAATAAATATTCATAAATTTCACTAATAAGAGCACAATCCTTATAAACATAATCACGTTATAATAATATAATATATTATATATATATATTATATATATA